CTGTCGGCGCTGCAGCGTGTGCCTCTGTACTTCGGCCGCGCGGCTGCCAACCTCGAATCGGACGTGACGTATGCGGCTTTGACCGGCAATCCTGTCATGTCGGACGGCAAGACGCTCTTTCACGCCCAGCATGCGAACCTCGGCGCGGGCGGTGCGATCTCGATCGACACGCTGACGGCGGGCCGTGCAGCAATGCGGGTGCAGAAAGCGCCGGGCGACGGTACGCCGCTCAATACTGCGCCGAAGTTCCTGATCGTACCGGCGTCCCTCGAGACGATTGCAGGGCAGTACACCAGCAATCAGTACACACCCAATCAGGCCACCCAGCAGAACCCGTTCTTCAACACGCTTACGCCGATCGTCGAGCCGCGCCTCGATGCGGTCAGCACGACGGCATGGTTCCTGGCGGCTGATCCGGCCGCGATCGACACGGTCGAGTACTGCTACCTCGAGGGCGAGCAGGGCCTGTATACCGAGCAGGATCTCGATTTCGATGTCGACGGCCTGAAGGTCAAGGCGCGGCTCGATTTCGCTGCGAAGGCGATCGACTATCGCGGCCTGTTCAAGAATCCGGGCCAGTAACCCGCCCATGTGCCGGCCTCGTGCCGGTGCAGTTCAGTCTATGTCAACGTCAGAAGGAACTGATCTATGAATAACTTCATTCAGAAGGGTCGCACACTCACGGCCACGCTGGCGGCAGCGGTCACCTCCGGCCAGCTGGTGCTGCTCGGCAATGGGAAGCTGCCGGCCGTCGCTTCGGGCACCTACGCTGCCAACGTCGAGGGCGAGTACAACACCGGCGGTGTGTACGAGTTCCCGAGCGCGACCAATGGAGCCGCAGTGGTCGGCGACCGCGCGTATCTGGATCCGGCAACCGGTGTTGTCACGGCGACGGCAGCGGACAACGATCCGGTCGGTCATTTCGCAGCGCCGAAGGCTGCAGCCGATGCAACCGCGCGCGTGCGATTGTGGGTGTAGGCGATTTTGATCCAGGTGTGTTCTGGGGTGCGTTCGCAGCCGCCGGCATGCTGAAGACAGCGACGCTCGCGTTGGCCGATGGCTCAACGCGGGACGTCCAGGTTGGATTCATGTCGCCGGACGAGCTGCAGCTCGACGGGCAGGTCACGGTGACCGATTATCAGATCGAGTACCAGAGCGCTGACCTGCCGGACCTGCGCCGTGATTCGATGCTCACGATCGGATCGGTTCGTTACCGCGTGCGACGACCGCCGCGTCGCAAAGACGACGGCTTTTTCAGCGTGGCCGATCTGGAGGCCATGAAATGACCACGCGCCGCGAATCCTATGTTGCTGCCCTCATGACTTTGCTCGGAGCAAACGCCGGTCTGCAAGCGCTCGGCACTACTTTCAAACGGTCGATAGCTGAGGCAATCGACAGCGGTGAGTCTCCGGCGCTTGTTGTGCATCGTGGGCGCGATGTCGTTGCTGATTCGAATATCGGTCGGACGACGCGATCGTGTGCCGTAATGCTGACGGCGGTCGTGCGCGATCCGGCTCCGGACCGTGCTGCCGACGAACTGTTCGAGTTTGCTCATCCGGTCCTTATGCATTTCGATGCTGACGGTGTGGTCGGGGTGAACGAGGAAACGACCGACGAACCGGAGACAGCGGAGATTGAGGGCGGCGTCGGTGTCGTGACGTTGCACTACACCATTCTGTATCAAACGAACACCGACAGCCTGATCGCCTGACATCGCGGTCGCCGCGTCACCTACCAATCTAGAGGAGTTGATATGGCCGGGTCCAAATCAATGAAGAATTCCGTCGTGCTGGCGGTGCTGCAGATCGCGATCGGCACGCCGGCCGTACCGACATCCGCCGACGATGCGATGCTGGTGAGCAACATCAGCGCCAAGCCGGTCGCTGCCGACTACGTGTCGCGCGACACGATCCGTCCGTTCTTCGGCAACGATCAGCAGCTCACGGCGGGCTGTCACGCCGAGCTCGATTTCGAGATCGAAGTGGCCGCCTCGGGCCATGCAGGTACGCCGCCGGCATGGGGTCGGCTGCTGATTCCATGCTATTTCTCGGAAACCGTCACGGCAGACACGAGCGTTGTCTATGCGCCGGTGAGTGTGCAACCGACCACGCCGTTGACGCTGTATTACTACCTCGACGGTCTCCTGCATAAGCTCACCGATGCGTACGGCACGGTTTCGTGGGACTTTACGGTCAAGCAGATCCCGAAGCTGAAATTCCACTTCATGGGCGTCTATAACCCGGTGACCGATTCGCCGATCCCGCCCGGCACGGACTTCTCGAAATTCCTCGTGCCGAAGGTCGCCAGTACGCAATTCACGACGTGGCAGATGCATGCGTATAGCGGCCCGCTGCAGGCGTTATCGCTCGATATCGCGAATACCCTGAACTGGTCGCAGCTGATCGGTTACGAGCGGGCGGAGGTCACAGACCGCAAGCCGACGGGCAAGATCACCATGCAGTTGGGCTCGGTCGCGGACAAGGACTGGTGGACCTCCGCGAAAGACGCGCTGCTCGGGGCGCTGACGATCACGCACGGTGTCGGTGCCGGCAACATCGTCCAGCTCGACGCGCCCAAGGTGCAACTGACCGACCCGTCGTACACGGATCAGGACAACAAGGTGATGCTCGATGCGACGCTCACGGTTACGCCGGACGCCGGCAACGACGAGCTCATCGTCACCGTAAAGTAACTTTGCAGTTTAACGACGCGGGCCGCCATGTGCGGCCCGTTCTCATTTGAGGATTCGAATGCCATACGTTCTCGCGAAAGATCCCACTTTCACAACCCTCGTCAGGGTCGTCGAACCCGGCACCGCTGACGATGGTTCGCTCGAAACGCACGAATTCACGGCGGAATTCAAGCGACTGAAACGTGATGAGGCGGAAGCGCTCATGAAGTCGGGCCAACTGGCCTATGTGGCACTGGCGGATGTGCTTGTCGGCTGGTCGGGATTGAAAGGCGCCGATGGCGCGGATCTGCCGTTCACCGCAGAGTATCGTGACGCGCTGCTGCAGATTCCGCACGCGATTGTGGCGTTGTGGGATGCGTTCCTGCTGAATACGTCGGGAGCCGCACGAAAAAACTGATTGACGCGGCGCGGCGGTGGGCGGGCGTCGCGGTCGATGATATCCGTGTCGATGCCGGTGTCGCAGCAGCGCTCGCGGCTTTCGGCGCACGACCGGAGGACGTTGAAAGGGCGCGCGAGCAGCAGGCTGAAAACGACTTCGAGGTCTATCCGGAGAACTGGCGGGCCGTACAGGTGTTCCTTGCGCTGTCGACGCAATGGCGCACGGTCGCAATCTCAACAATGACCAAAGCTCGTCTCATTCATACCGGTCTCGACTATGCGGCAATCGAACCCGTCTTCCGGATGATGGGTATCAGACCGAAGCGCCGCGCCGCGATATTCCAGAAACTCAGGGTGATGGAGGAAGCCGCACTTGATGCGTTGCTGCCTGAATAGCCCTGTCTGCAGACGCCCCTCGTCGAGGGGCTTTTTAATTGGCGGATCGATATGGCTGGAACAAATGGGTCGCTCGGCCAGCTGGTCGTACAGATCACGATGGACCCGTCGTCATATCAGGCGGGTGCGCGTGGCATCAGGTCGGATGCGCAGGCTATGGCCTCGACCGTGGCGAAGGCCGGTGAAAGTGGCGCCGCCAGCATGGACAGGATCGGCGTGCACACGGCGGGCGCGCGCAAAGAGATCGTGGTCATGGCTCACGAGCTCGCGACCGGCAGTATCAAAAATTTCGTTGGTTCTTCGATGGTGCTCGCCGAGCGCATGGATGCGATCGCGTTGATAACCAGTCCACTGGGCATCGCGCTCGGTGCTGTCGTTGGCGTGCTGGGTGCGTTCGCCGTTGCAGCGGTCAAGGGCCATGAGGAAGCGCAAGCGCTGGCGAACTCGTTGCAGGTCACCGGCAATTACGCAGGCCTGACGGCGAGCAGTTTTGCCGCCCTCGCGCAGCAGATTTCCGCCGGCACTGGCGATGGTTTCGGGACTGCACGCGAAGGCTTGCAGGCGTTGGTGTCGACGGGCCAGATCACAGGTCAGTCGCTCGAAGTGCTTGGCGAAGACGTTGTGCGCATGCATGACCTGACCGGTGAGAAGCTCGACGACATCGCCAAAGATTACGCGAAGATGCCGGAGGGCGTGGCGAAGTGGGCCGAGCAGCATAACCAGAGCATGCACTTCATTACGACGGCGCAATACGATTACATCCGGCAGCTTGAAGACGCCGGCGACAAGCAGGGCGCCATGCTCGTTGTCGCGAAGGCGCTCGATGACCAGCTGCGCAACGAGTCGCTCAAGAATCTGGGGCTGCTGGAAACTGCCTGGCGTGGCGTTGGCAATGCCATCAGTAACACGTGGGAGTGGATGAAATCCATTGGCCGCGCGGAGACGGCCGCCGAGCAGATCGCGAGTGCGACAGCGGAAGTGCAGCGGCTGCAGAACGCGTTGAATGCGCCCAGCGGCCAGATGAATGCAGACCTGCTGCAACCGCAGTTGCAGGCCGCGCAGGCGAAGCTTGAGTCGTTGAACCGCGATGCATTGCGTGCGCAGGATGCCGCGACCGACAAGGCGCAGCAGGCACAAACCCAGCAGGCCGGCATTGCCGCTTCGGACTTCCTGAAGAAACTCCAGGACGAAGAAAAGGGCATCAGCCGCGTCAGCCAGGCGCTGGATGACTATCGAAAAGAGGTCGCGGACTATAACAAGGCCAATCCGGATAGCCCGGTTTCGAAGCAGCAGCAGGCCGCCGATGAGGCGTATCTGCGCAAGCAGTACAGCGACCATTCGGGGCAGTCCGACGCAAACAGGATCCGCAAGAGCATGCTCGATGCCGCGCTCCAGACGACAAAGAACGGGCTAGACCTGATCCAGTCGGCTTACAAGGCTGCGGACGACCAGTTGCAGGCGCTGCACAAAGCCACTTTGATTTCCGACCAGACTTTCTACACAGCAGAAATCACGGCGGCCGACGATGCCGCCCAGAAGCAGATTGCAGCCTATGAACAGGAGAAGAAAACGCTGCAGGACGCGTACTGGAAAGCGCCACTCGACGAACGGATCAGGATCACGCAGGAGATCGGCGAAGTCGATACGAAGATCGCGAAGGTCCGGCAGGATAACGCCGCGAAGGATGCCGTCTATCTGACGCAGCAGACTGACGCGCAGCGCAAGTACCAGAAGTCCATCGAAGACACACGCGATGCGCTTCTCGCGCAGGCGGGCGTGAGCGCTCCAAAGGCTGCACACGATTACGATGAAAAGAACCGCGGTGCGATGCTGCAGGCGGCGACAACCGGTGATCTGGGCGGCGCCGCTTTCCTCGACCAGAACCGCCAGCTCACGCTGCTGATTGCGCAATACAACGACGTCATCGCGCAGTCGAAAGAGGCGCAGAACAGCATTTCGCTCGATCAGCAAACGGGTGTCACTGGCCTGCTCGATGCGTTCTCGCAATTGCGCTCGAATTCAGCGGACACGGTGCAGTCGTTGCAGTCGTTGTACGAGCAGGTGAACAGGCTGTCGTGGCAGACGACGGATGAGGGTGTGCTGCGTAATCTGGACCAGTTGCGCGACAAGATCCGGCAGTCGATGCTCGATAGCCAGAACTACTTTCAGGATTTCGCCGATGCCGGCAAGAGCGCTTTCTCCGGCATGTTTTCGGACATCGTGACGGGCTCCAGAACGCCTGCGCAGGCGGTTCAGTCGATGGTTTCCAGCATGCTGGCTTCGTTCGCGCAGCTTTTTGCGAACAAGGCGTATTCGAGCATCGTCAACGGACTGTTCGGCTCATTGTTCCCGACGTCGACCGCCGCGACGGGAAGCGCCGCATACGGTTTCACGATGCCGTCGTCGATTCAGGGCAGTGGCGCGTTGTTCGGCGCCAGTGCCGGGTTGATGTTCGCAGGCGGTGGCGACGTGTCGGGGCCCGGCACAGGAACCAGCGACAGCATCAACGCTAGGCTCTCGAATGGCGAGTTTGTGGTGCGAGAGAGCGTCGTCTCGCAGCCCGGCGTTCGCTCGTTCCTGCAGGCCCTTAACGGTGGGCAGGGTGTCAGTGGCCGCAATCGCTTCGCTAACGGTGGGTATGTGGGCGACGACGCGTCGAGCAGCGTTGTATCAGGACCGAACGTCGATCTGCATATCCACAACGCGCCGGCCGGAGCACAGGTCAACCAGACGAAGATGCCAAATGGTGGTCTGCGGCTCGACGTCATTCTGGAAAAGGTTGATCAGCACATTGCATCGGGCATCCGGTCGGGGCGGGGTGCGACGGCCCGCACCATGCAGCAGCAGTACGGGCTTAACCGAACCGTGGGGCAAACCTGATGGCAGATCTTCCGACGTGGCCGGCCATGCTGCCGGATCCGCGTGCAAGCGGCTACGGCATCCAGCCCGTGACACCGTACGCGCGCACCGATATGGATAGCGGTGCCGCCCGGCAGCGGCGCCGCTTCACCCGCGTCCCGTCTCACGTGTCAGTGACGTGGCGTTTCACTCACGCTGAGCACGCGCTGTTTGAGGGCTTTCTTGCGTACGAGATCAACCTCGGCACGGACTGGTTTGCGGTGGGACTGCTCAATGGCATGGGCGTGAATCAGGTGCAGGCGCGGTTCATGGACGATCCGCCGTACAAGTCCGCGATCAGCGACTCGCGTGCATGGTTCGATGTGACCGCAACGCTTGAAGTGAAGGCGCTGCCGTTGCCCTCGCGCGACGAGTACGAAGTGTTGCGCACGTACACGGCAGCTGAAATTGCCGCGATGGGAGATCCGCTTCACGACTTCATTCACGCGAAATTGCCCGGCCCCATGAGGTGGAACTGATGGCGACAATTACCGAGGCGCTGGCGGAGGTCTACGCCAGCAATCCGCAAGGCGAGGTCGTGCTGACGACGCTGGAATTGCGTCATTCGTCATTTATCGACGATGCAGGCAATCCCGCGCCGATCCGCGTGGTCGCCGACTACAACGATCTGGTTGCAACCCTGGAGCGTGACGCACCGCTCAATGCTGGGCAGAGCGTGACCTTCACCGCCGTTGCGTTCCAGTTCGCATTGCCGTCAATGGAAGAGGGGCAGGCGCCGCAGATTGACATCGTGATCGATGGCGCGAGCGCGGAAATTATCGGTCATCTCGAAAGTGCCGTTACGCAGACCGAGAAGATTGAATGCACTCACAGACGTTTTCTCGCCTCCAATCCGGCTGCAGGTCCACACGACGAGGAACCGCTGACGCTGTATATCGCGAGCGCCAAAGCAACTTTGACGAGGGTTACGGCGACAGCGGCACTCACCGACATCAACAACAGTCCATTTCCGTCTGACGTCTATAGCCCAGACGTCTTTCCGGGGCTCGTGCGATGACTCCTGAACAAGCCAATGCCTATGTCGGCCTGCCGTGGGTGGACGGCGCTCGCGGTCCCGATTGCTTCGACTGTTGGGGGCTGTTGCGCTGGGTCCAGCTTCACCATTTCGATGTTGTGCTGCCCGAACTGCCGGCCATGCCGGACACGCGGCGCGACCTCTATCGCGCGCATATGGATACGGGGGCGTGGCGTCTTATCGAGCGCCCGGTCCACGGAAGCGGGGCGCTGCTGCGCGGCGGTGACCGCCCGCACGTCGGCGTGTATCTCGATCTCGACGGCGGCGGCGTACTTCACGCGCAGGAAGGGGTGGGCGTCATCTTCACCGAGCGGTCAAAACTCAAGAAAGTGGGGTATCCACGTGCTAGCTGGTACAGCTTCCTATAAGGCGACGATCGTTCGCGCGGTGAATCCATATTGTCACGCGCAGGGCCGGCAGGTCTATGAACTGGACTCGCCATTGACGCCTGCTGAGTGGGCGGAACGGGCGGGCGTCGACACGCAGCACACGATAGTCTGCGTCGACGCCGACTACTGGTTGCGCAAGGACTGGGATAAACCGATCCCACACGGCGCGATTGTCCAGTTCATCCCCGTGCCGAAGGGCGGTGGTGGAT